ACATGATAGTACTATAGTTGGTTAAATAAATAATAAATAAATAGTTGACATTAGTTATATAAATAATTAAGGTAGTTATATAAACAATAATTAGATAAAAGGATTTGATAAAATGGAAATTAAAGTAATAGTAAAACATTCATATGGTAAAGAGTATATATATCCTATGTGTAAAATATCTAATGTATTCATAGATATTGCTAAAACTAAAACATTATCAATAGAAGTGTTAAGAAGTTTAAAAGATATTGGATACACAATAACTGAAGTTAAAAATGATACACCATTAGCAATATAAAAGGAATTATTAAAATGAGATACAATCTAAAACTAAAAAAGATGAAAGAAATTGATAGACGTAAATTACAAAAGTTAAATATATTGATTAACTTTAAAACTATGAAATCTGTTTATGGTGGAAATTTAAAGTTTGTAACAGATAATAAAATAAATAATAAAATAAGTGTTTGACATACATTTAGTTGTATGACATAAAGAATAATAGAAAATAATTGTATAACTAAAAATGAAAGGAAGATACAATGAAAAAACAAAAAATAGAGTTAGTAGGTAGATTTGTTATTAGGAATCCTATTGGAGATGAAAATATATATACTAGATTTTCTGATGGAGAAATGGCATTTAAAAGAACTACAAATAGGTATGCACCTAAAGGAACTATATCACATAATAAAGGTTTTATGAATGTTAGTAGAGATGGTGTAAATGGTGAGTTTACTAGTAGAGTAAAAAAAGCAAGTTAAATTAAATAATACTTTACAAGCAGATTATAATAATGTAATTTGCTTGTATAACTAAATAAATAAACAAATTGGAGAATAAAATAATGTTAGATACAAAAAGATTAATAAACCTAAATGATAATTTAAAGTTTGATATTGCATATGAGAATACAAGGTTATCTAGTAAAAAATATGTAATCAATACGTTAACTGATGCACCTATAGGAATAGTAGGTAAAAGTTTTAATACTACATCACATTTAAAATTCATAGATGGTGTAGAGAATGTAATAAAAGAGAATAGAACACCATACGAGTTAGAAAATGCTAGTGTTAAAATATCTACTGCTAAAGATAATGCAGTAATAATAGCTGATATAACCTTGCCTAATGTGACAACTAAAATAACTACTGATAAGCATACAACTACAATAGCTGAACGTATCATAGCATTACATGGAGTTGATGGTAGTATGAGCAATCAAGTATTTTTTGGTGCTATAGATTTCTTTTGCACTAATGGTCAAATTCGTGGAGAATATGATAAAGTTAGACGTAAAAACACTAGTGGATTTAGTATTGATACATTCATAGATGAATTACAAAATGCTAAACAAGATTTTTATGCACAATCTTTTAAGCTACAATCATGGGCTAACATTAAATTAGATGGTGTAGATGTAGCAGAAATCATTAAGAACATAGTTAAATCGGATAGAAAAGCTGAGAAAATGTCAACACTATACTATAATGAAGTAGGTACTAGAGGTGCAAACGTGTTCTCTTTATACTCAGCATTTACTAATTACTCTAGTTATGCAGACGAAAGGAATGGTTTTAACCTAAAGAATATGGGCAATGATACTGAAAGTTTATCTATGTGGAATAGAGAACAGGAAGTGTCTAAATGGATTTCATCTAATGAGTTTAAGAAACTTGAATTAGTTGCATAACTAACACTTGACAAGCAGATTGTAATGGGATAGTCTGCTTGTATAACTAAACAAAAGGAGAATATAAAATGACAATTAAAGAATTAATTAAAAACTTATCAAGGCATGACGAGAATACAAGAGTAGATTTTATGTACACTAATCATGCAGAGTCAGATTCACAATTTGATATTTCATTAAAGCTAATAGGAGTTATAGGTAGTGGAGATACTGCTGAAAATTGTGATGTTAAATATTTAGAATTAGGATTAATAGAGGAGAAGTAAAATGAAATATTATATATATGATTTTAGTAACACAAAAGTTTTTAACAAAAGTTTTAATTCATATAGTAAAGCATTTGATTTTTGTTTAACTAAGTTTAAAACTGATGAAGAATTAAATGAAATAATTATAAAAGGAATATAAAATGAAAATATATGTAGACATGGATGGAGTTATAGCTGATTTCTTCCAAGCACTTGAGTTAAAATATGGAGTACAACATTGGAAAGATATAGACATTGACCAATCCATATTAGAGTTAAAGGGAACTGATTTCTTTGGCACTATACCTAAGTTTAAAACAAGTGATAAGTTAATTAGTTATATAAGCAATCTTACTAAAGGAGAATGGATTATACTTTCATCTCCTCTTAGATATGATAATAAGAACTCAGCATTTTGGAAAAGGCATTGGTTAGATAAACATAATTATAATCCAAGTGATGCCATATTCACAGGTAGAAAAGAAAAGTATGCTAAAGGTGGTAACATCTTAATAGATGACAAGCCTAATAACATTGCTAAGTGGATAGATAAAGGTGGCATAGGTATACTATACCAAGCGAATGAGAACAGTTTAGATTACTTATATAAACAATTAAACAAACATTATGAGGTGTAACATGAATAAATTTAACAATAAAATGTATCAAGATAATTACATAGAGAATCTATTAGCTAAGATAATATTTTCAGTAACAGTTTTTATGATAACTTTAATGTGGATTGTATTATGGATTGGATAATAGTTGTGTTGTTCTTAACTGACGATAGGAAATTGCATCAGTCTATAGCAGAACGTATGCCATTTAAAACAGGCATAGAATGTAGAGAGCATTATGATGTTAACAAAAAAGATATTGACAATAGTATTAGTACTAGTATAACTAATTATCTACCTCAAGGCATGGGTTACAATATAGAGTATGTAGGTTGTATGCAATGGGGAACAAATAAAATGGAGATAACACAATGATATGTGCAAGTTTATTTAATGGGTGTGGTGTTGGTGCATTAGCTATGATACAAGCCAACTTACCTATTACTAAGTTCTACTATTCTGAGATAGATAAGTATGCTAACATAGTTATGCAAGCAAACTTTCCTAATGCAATACCTATAGGAGATGTTACTGAAGTTGATGCAAGTAGTTTCAATGATGATGTTGATATCTTAATGGGTGGCTCGCCTTGTCAAGGATTTTCATTTGCAGGAAAACAGTTGAATTTTGAGGACAGTAGGTCAAAACTATTCTTTGAGTTTATTAGACTGAGAGATGAACTAAAGCCTAAGTATATACTGTTAGAGAATGTTAGAATGTCTAAGCAATCTCAAGATGTTATCTCTGAGTATATGGGATTTGAATGTCAAGCCTTAAACTCTAGTGAGCTATCAGCACAAAATAGATATAGGTTGTATTGGTTTGGTGTATTAGTCAATGGTAAGTATGAGCAGATAACTATAGAACCTATGAAAGATTTAGGTATAGTTATGCAAGACATACTAGAAGATGGCTATGCTACAGATGAGATGACTAATGTAGATGGCAAGTCACATTGCCTTACTGCTAGATATAATGGTGCAGTATGGTGGAATAGTATTGAACGTAAGCAACGTACTATGGTACTCAAAGATAATCCAACAGTATCTAAGGATGGATTAATTAGAGTAGGTACTGCTGATTTAAGAGGGCATGACAGTATCAAACGTGTATATGCTCAAGAGGGCAAGTCTCCTACCTTAACCACCATGCAAGGTGGTCATAGAGAGCCTAAAGTTGCAGTAGGTAGGATAGTGAACAGAAGACTAGACGAGAATGGTACTAGAAAAGATGAGCAATTAGATTTACCATTCACTAGACAGTTAGAAGTTAGAGCAGATGAGAAGTCTAATTGTCTAACTACTGTGCAGAAAGATAATGTGTTAGTCAGTAAAGATATGTGGAGAAAACTAACACCATTAGAGTGTGAGAGATTGCAGACTATGCCTGACAACTATACTAATCATGTGTCTAATAGTCAGCGATACAAGATGATTGGTAATGGGTGGACAGTTGATGTGATTGCTCATATACTAAAGGGTATCAACATAATAGAACAGTATGATGATGCTTGGAGTAAAATGTATAATGAAACAGAGGAGAGAGTGTAATGAATATAAGTGATATGATGTGTGATATGTATGACATTCAACGTCAAGTTAAACAAGCTAAGTTATATGACAAGCCAAAAGATAATGATGGCAGTAGTATAACTATAGGAGATTGTGTTGAGAATGTTATTGAACAATTAGAGGGAGCAATAAAATGAAAGTTAAACAGATATTAAGTATAAAAGAAATAGCTGATGATAAGAGATTACCATGTGATATGCATGACTTAGATAACCACTACTACCCATCTGAATCACATGGTACACTAATCAAGTTAGCTGATATGGACATTGTTCATTTAGTTAGAGCATTTAAAAAGGGTGTGAATAAAAGTCTTAATCATACAACTGATGCAGAATTAAGTACACAAAATGATGACTTAGTTAATGCTAACAAGAACTTAGGGAATAGAGTAGACTATCTAACTAAGGGTATACAAGATGGTTTTATCTCAGGTGTAGATGATCTAGAAAAGATAGAGCAATTAGAAAAAGATAAACAACGTCTATCAGATAGAATAGATGTCATACTAAAAGAGAATGAGGAAGTGCATCTAGAAACCCATCGTCTTGTTCAACAACTTGAGCATGATGAACATCAAGTGGGTAAGATTGTACCTCTAGTGCAAGAGAATCTATCGTTATCTAGGCAACGTGATTCATGGAAAGAGAAAGCTATGAACATGATGGAGAAGAGTAGCTATGATGAACTAACCAAAGTAAATGCTGAGTTAAAGTTTCAGATAGAACAGGTGGACAGAAATCAAACTGTGTCTAAGGAAGCCTATGACATAGCATGGGATAACAATAAGTTACTCAAGAAAGAGTTAGCTTTAATGATGTTAAAGTATCATGAATTGTTTGATTCTCGTAATACAGAAGTAACAGAGAAAGTATGGCAGAAAAAGTATGACGAACTTAATGTAAAGTATATACATGATGGTGTATGGAAAGATAGGTATGAGCATGAGTTAAAGATGGCAGAGTATTGGAAAGATGCTTTCTATAAAAAAGATGTTATCAAAGGGTGTGGCTATACTTTCAGCGAGATACCAAATGATACTGATGGTCAAGAGTTTGTTGACAATATGAAGAAGTACTTCAATAAGAAGTCATACAAGATGAGAGTTAGAGGTCAGCACGTTAAGCCTGAACTAAGGGGAACAGGTGTTACAAGTCATGGTCAGAACATAGATGAGTCAACTCACTTGAGAGTATATATAGATGTTAAGTAATAAAGATAGTGGTACAACCATAAGAAGTTTATTTACAATGTTAACTATAAAACAAAATGAGATAAGGGTAGAGGGTATAAGGAAGAAGAAGAAAGGTTGGTATTATAATCAATTAAGAAAAGAAATTAATAGCTTGAATACTGTTATAAAATTAATAGATTCAGCAGAAAAAGGTAAAGGAGAATAAGTATAGATACTATTTGTACAACTAATCCTAATATGTTAGTACCTTATTATCTCATGCACTCTTATATATACTATGAGATGAATGATCCTATAATAAGTGACTACGAATATGATGAAATATGCAATCAACTAAAAGATAAATGGGATAGCATAACTCATTATCATAAACACTTAATAGATGTTAGTGCATTAGGAGCAGGTACAGGCTATCAACTTAAATATAACAAACGTATTGAAAATGCATCAATACTGTTGTATAACAACCATAATGTAAAGGAGAATAAGAATGGCTACAATAAATTTAACTGAGAATACTGAGATAATAGAAGAACCACAAGTATTAAAACTTAGAGAGATAAGGTTTGCCTTGCATAAGCTAAGAGGTAGTGATGGGTGTGTTCAATATAATACTGAAGTTATAGACGAACTATGTAAACGATTAGAACTATTAGAACAGGAGGTGTAGTATGACTAAAAAGAAACCAATAGAAGTTAATAAAATTATAAACTTAAATAAACAAGATACTAAAACACTATTGCAAATATTAGAAAATCTAAGAAGTATAAATGCTCATACAGATGATAAGTGTCCAATAGACTATGACCAAGTATGTCAGTTAGATGCTATGGAACATCAAATTGCTAACATGGTAGGTGCTGAGGTCACGTGTGAACATGGGCATTATTCTAGGTGGAGTGGTTCATATGAATATAAATAAATTAGTAGACGAGTACTATTTATCTAGTGATTACAGTATGTTAGCAGTAAAAACTAAAGTAGATTATTCAAACTGTCTAGCTATAATGTTAGGTACTAAAGTTAATAGCACTAGTATTTGTACAACTAATGTCAATAAAATGACAGGTGCATTAGCTAGGCAATCGTATGAACTATGGCTAAAACGTGGCATTTATATGGCAAATCATATATGTGCTACCTCTAGGAAAGTTTATTCATTTGGAATGGAGATGGGTTATGCTGAGAGCAATCCATTCTCTACTTTTAAGTGTAAGGTTACTAAGCCTAGAAAAGTTACATGGACAAAAGATCAGATCATGCAACTATTAGATTTCTGTTACTCAGATTTTAGATACAGGAGTATGGGTTTAATTGTTCAGATGGCATATGAATGGTGTCAGAGGGTAGGAGATATGAGGTTATTAAAGTTTACCTCAATAGATTTTGACAAGGGTGTATTGAACTTAGATCAATCCAAAAGAGGTGCAACAGTTCATCTGCCTATTAGTGAGGATTTACTTGCAATGCTTATACAACAGAGAAATGACTATGACTTTCAAGAATATGTTGCACCCTCTCCAAAGGCGATTAGAGGAGCATACAAGCCCTATACTCTTACTAGGCTATCATTGGTAGCTAGAAATGCTATGACATCATGTGGATTGCCTGATGAACTACGGATAGCTGATCTAAGGAGAACAGGTACTACAGAAATGGTTGAAGCAGGAGTGTCTATGGGTCAGATTATGGCAGTTACAGGTCATGCAAATCCACAGTCTGTGAAACCATATATGAAAAATACTTTAGATTCTGCAAAAAATGCATTGACAACTCGTAAAATGTATGCTATAAGCACAGATAACGTGCCGAGCAAAGAACATATATAACATATAAGTGGATATTTAAATGAATATATATAACTATGTAAGTGACTTACAATTAAGTGTTGGAGAGAGTAAACGATTTAACTGTCCTAATTGTAATGGGTATAAAAGTTTTACTGTCACCAATAATATGGGTACACTTTTATGGAACTGTTACAAGGTGACTTGTATTATGTCAGGTTCAGCACGAATAAGATTATCAGTAGATGATATAAGAGATGCTATTGACCCTCGTGTATTAGATGATGACATAAATGATTTTGTATTGCCTGAGCATATAGTACCTCATAACAATAGACCTAACGTAATGGCATGGTGTAACTCTTGGGGTATTGATACAACTAAGATAGAGTTATACTATGATGTTAAAGAAGATAGAGTAGTATTTCCTATAGTCCATCACAAAATGGTAGATGCTACAGGCAGATCACTTGGTAAGAAATTGCCTAAGTGGAAAAGATATGGAAAGAATAGCTTGCCTTTCATTCATGGTAATGGTAGGGTGGCAGTAGTTGTTGAGGATTGTGTAAGTGCAATCGCAGTAGGTAATGAGGTATATGCAGGGGTAGCAGTGTTGGGTACATCATTAACAGAAGCACATAAAAGATACCTTATGCAATTCTCAACTGCTATAATAGCACTAGACCCTGATGCATTACCCAAAACACTTTCATTCGCAAAAGAACTAAGAGGATACGTGAATGACGTAAAGGTGCTACGATTACAAGATGACTTGAAGTATAAGAAAGAACGTGACTATGAAGAACTAAAACTAATAACCCCAAAGGAGTAACCAACATGGAATTATCACTAATAAGAAGTCTTATGGATAAGCCCTTTTATGAAGATAACAGAGGAGCTAAGTGTCCTGATAGACTATTCAGTAAAGACGTAAGGAAGATTAAGACTGCCATAGATAAAGCTATGGATACATATGAGAGAACAGTAACACCTGATGAGATTGAAGCATTGTTTATGTCTAACAATCCATCAATGACTACTGCACAGAAACAGGCATACTCTAGTTTGTTTCTACAGATAAAGAAGGAGCAACCTCTTGGAACAGATATTGCACAACAAGTATTGTCTAAGTTATTTCAACAGGTTGTTGGGGAAGACATTGCTAATCTTGGCTTTGACTACGTTAATGGTACTAAATCCACGCTTGAACCTCTTCGTGATGTTCTTGAGTTATATGGGGATGATTTTACCCCTAACCTAAAAGTTGAGTGGGATGACATTAGTATAGAAACATTGCTTGAGAGGAATGATCTTGAAGCTAGGTGGACATTTAATATACCTTGCCTAACTAGAAAGGTTGAGGGTGTTAACTCAGGTCATCTGATTGAGGTGGGTGCTAGACCTAATACAGGTAAGACATCTTTTCATGCTAGTTTGATTGCTAGTCCTAATGGTTTTGCTCATCAGGGTGCTAAGTGTATCATCTTATGTAATGAGGAGTCAGCTCACAGAGTTGGAGCTAGGTATCTTACATCAGCTACAGGCATGACAATGCATCAGATAAAAGCTAACCCTAGTAAGGCTAGAGAATTGTATGAGCCTGTTAAGAAGAACATACATATCAAAGATGCATCTAATCGTGATATGTCTTGGGTAGAAAGTATATGTAAAGCATACAAGCCTGACATAGTTGTACTAGACATGGGAGATAAGTTTGCTAGGACAGGTGGCTTTGCTAGAACAGATGAAGCATTGAAAGCTAATGCTATATATGCTCGTCAGATAGCCAAGTCACATGAGTGTGCTATCTTCTATATGTCTCAGCTATCTGCTGAAGCTGAGGGTAAGGTATACTTGAACCAAGCTATGATGGAGGGTAGTAGAACAGGAAAAGCTGCAGAAGCTGATCTGATGATTCTTATAGCTAAAGATTCTATAAAGAACCCTGACAGTGGAGATGAAGAAAGTCCTGCTAGGCATTTAAATATAGTTAAGAATAAGTTATCAGGTTGGCATGGAGTTGAACATTGTGAGTTGGATTACATTACTGCTAGGTATGCCTGATGGATGTAGATTTGTTTGGACATGTTACACCTGTGACTGAATACAAGGATAGCTTAGTCTGTATTAAGTGTGACATAGAGCAACCTATAGATCAGTTCAATGCAATGAAGTATGCTAGTGCAGAGGATGATAAGAAACAGACTGAGATAAAAAGAACATGCAGGACTTGTAACAGGAATCAATCTGCATTAGTTAAACAACTAAGGAGAGAGAATAGATATCCTGATGTAGACTATACTTGTCCTATATGCGATAGGGGATTAAAAGAGATAGGTAAATATGGTCAACCTAGACTACAAAGTTGGGTGTTAGATCATTGTCATGATTCACTTTCGTTTAGAGGATGGTTGTGTCATCATTGTAATGTTGGACTAGGTGGTTTCTCAGATAGCTTGACAAGACTTAAAAAAGCTGTTATATATTTAAAGAAGCACAAGGAGAAATTAAATGAGAAGTAGTCCTATATATAGAGAGAGAGCTAAGAGACACACGAAAGAACTTATGGATGAGGGATATTCTTATAACGCAATAACAGAGGGTTACAGATACCCATACACTAAAGAAATGATACCTCTCATAAAGGAAGATATAAAAGACTATAAAAAGGAAGCAAAGAGACATGGTGAAGTTCCTTATCACAGAGAATGGTATACCAATAATAATTTAAGAAAGGTAATTAGGTTAGAAAAGTTAAGTGATTTAATACAACTTGGATTAACTGTTGAATTGCATGGACAAGCTAACTTTGGTCTTGTTATGATTAATGAGATACATGTTGTTAATCTAATTGATTGGGATTGGAAAGGTATACCTAAAGAAGAATGGAATAATAAGGAGATATTAAATGAAATTAACACTTGATGTAGAAAATACAGTCACTCATAGAGGTGGCAAGTTACACCTTGATCCATTTGAAGCTGACAATAAGCTAGTAATGGTTGGGTGTTTAACTGATGGTGATGAAGAAACTTTATTCAGAGATACCTTTGATGGAGTGCAAGAGATACTAGATAAAGCTACTATACTCATAGGACATAACATAGTACATGATTTACTATGGCTATGGGAATGTGGATTCAAGTATGATGGTGCAGTGTTTGACACTATGTTAGTGGAGTATGTATTACAATGTGGTAACAAACAACCATTGTCATTAGAAGCCTGTGCTAACAGGTATGAGTTAGCGACTAAGAAACAAGACACTA